GCATTTTGACGATTGGTATAGTTAATATGATCAACTGCTGGTGCTCCAGTTCCTGTAATTGTCAAAGTTTCTGTTTTTAGATAGCCAGATCCTGCATTAGTTGTAGGAACAACTCCACCACCTGTGGTCATGTGCCAGTAAATGTCTAACAAGAATGTACTAGTAGTACCTGTACCGCTTACACGAGTAGCTGTAACACCTTGTGTATTTCCGCTGTTAGGAATAGCAGAAATTGGAATACCGGATCCTGCATTAGTGACAGCAAATGTAGCATTCGAGCCAGATATACTAGAAACTCGCCACTGTGCACCACCTGTGCCTGCATATGTGTAGACATCTCCTACTTGTAGACCTGCTTTACCTGCACCAGTTGCTACATGCTCTACAGCAATATAAATTGGTGCTAGAACTGCTGTTACACCATCAGCAATACTTGGTGCTGGCATAGTAATAGTTGGTGCTACTAGAAAACTTCCTAAGTTGATTGTAAAATCAACACTAGTAATACCTTCACCGCCTACACCGGTGTTACCGTGTGCAATATCATTGTAATATGATGGATTAGTATTACCAAAAAACTTTTTATTAATCGGGCGTCCCATGTTTTTTCTCCTTGATTTATTTTATGACGTTCTAGGTCTACGTAGGTTGGGTAACCTCATAAACTCTCTGTTAAGAGTGAACGAAGTATTTAGTCAGTCCGGGCAATAGTCTAGGCCACTACTGATGGTTTTAATTGTACCGTCTAACATTGTGACTTCATAGGTGGTTCTATCAGTGCTTAGACAGGTAGCTGTAAACTCTCCAGGTTTTATACCTGCAGATATCAATGCTTCTATCAACACCTCTGTCATCATTTTTTCATATTGTCTTGAGTTCATTTTGATTCCTCTGTGGTTAATGACATTATTAATAATAATTCTGGTTCTTCAGTTTCTTTCATGGTTGCAGCCACCCATACTTCATTTGGAACATAGAATTTTTTAGTATCTAAATCTGTGGCTCGTAGCATAACCTGTGCACCATTAATATCGTATAATACTGCTAGATAATTAGATTCATGAATTTTAACTTTTGCTAATGCGTATTTTGCTTTACGAATTTTAGCTTTTGATAACCCACATGTTTCAATAATATTATCAAGCATATTTTTACTGGCTTGTATAGCATCATCCATAGTAGGAACTTCAGTCATATTAGATAACATCTTGTGTAATCCTTCTTCATTTAATTGCTGAAAATATTCATCGTAGGTTAATTCATTCATGTCAATCCTTTTTTAATTGTTTACAGTTGTCCCCATGCCAGCGTGGATAGGTGTTAACAGATGCATCTTTACCACAGTGTGGGCAAATAATACGGGCTCTTTTACTACCTCGTATCTTAGAGGCTCTTTTTTCTATAGTCTCTGCACTATATTTCCTACCTTTTGCTTTGTCACTAATTTTTTTTCTAGTTTCATCACTGAACTTTACTCCATATCTATTATTATTTTCTCCAGATTTGGCTGCAGATAGCTTTGCTCGCCATTCTTTGCTAAACGGTGCTCTTTTGCGTCCTGTAATAGCGGCTATTTGTTTTGCCTTTTCTTCAGGTGGTTGAATCCTTCCTGTATTAACACTAGATATATGCTTACTAAATTCTGCACGGATTTTGGCATAAACTCTAGAAGTTATTTTTGTTTGATACCGATCTTGATAAGGACCCTGTGCTCGCATCATATATAAGGCATTGATCATTTTTGCACGGGCTCGACCAGTATGCATTTTAACCAATAACCAATGGCAAATAAAATGTTCTCTGGTAGGTAATTGAACTAAGTTTAACGGGTCTTCTGGGTTACCTTCTAACCAGCCAGGCAGCCCTTTTCTACTACGCTGTATAAAAAAACTTTCAGGAATAATATGGTGACCTTCTATTCCGGGGCCAGGTTTATTATCTTTGGCTTTTTCTATTATGGCATTATACCATTTTTCATATTTATTCATACAGTTATTTATGTTGCTCAGTTCAATATATTACAACAATATGAAAATAAAGTCAACAAAAAACCCACCGAAGTGGGTTTTTGTTTTGATAAATCCAACTAGTGGATTACTGGAAGCTAACTGTGTTAGAGTTGATAGAAACTTTAGCCAAGTAATCGGCGGCGTTTCCAAGACTAGATGCGGTATTTGAGAGCTCGACATAACCATATCTCGTCAAGAAGCCAACTACTGGTTCGAAAGTAGCTGGATCAAGAACAACACCAGAAGACATCAACGGAATATAAGGGCAATAGAACGCGGCAGCATCTGCCTCGCTAGAACCTTTATAACCAATCAATACTTGGTTGTCTTGGATTGACTGTGAACCACTGTCAGGAAGATATGCGTCAACATAAACACGCATTGCGCCATTCAATGTACCAACAAACTTAGTGTTTGTAGGAGCTTCGAATGTACCTTCTGTAGTACGAGCAAAAGCTGAAGTAGTAGCAGATTGTAGAATTGTCAATGCTTGGTTAGAAACAACAGCCCAGTTACCAGCACCACGACGTGTACGCTGAGCAATCAAGTTAGCGGCACGGTTGATTTGGATAGCTAGAGCGGCATGCTCGTCACCAACAAATGTTGCAGTACCAGAAACTAGTGACTGGTCATATGTTTGCTCAACAGTAGCAAGAGCACGCAATGATGCAAGAATCTCTTGGTCGATCTCAGCTGTAATTTCTTGAGCTAGAGCGGCCATGATTTCTGCCTCAATGTCAATACCTTGTTGTGCTTGTGCATCTTGAGCGGCTTCAAAAGTCCAGCGAGCTGATAGCTTACGGCTCTTAGCTTCAACTGGGCTCTTCAAGATTTGAATGCTCATACGCTTACCTGGTGTACCCTCAAGAGTACTTGTTGCGGCTGCTTTTGGAGTAGCATCAATGTTGTTACCAGAATATGCTTGAGCAATCTTGAATGGGCTCAATGCCTCTTCACCAGCTACAACTCCGTCACCGCTGTCAGCGTAACGAACACGTAGAGTGTGAATTTGACCAACAGGTCCAGTCATTGGTTGAACACCAATGATTTCATTTGCAATAACAGTAGGCATAACACGACGGATAACTGGTAGAATAACACGGTTAAGTGTAGCTACGTTACCTGAGCTTGTTGCACCAGCTGTTGCGCTCTCAGCCAAGTGACGACGTGTGTTCTCTAGGCAAACTGCCATAGATTGCTTACGTGTACCAGATAGGCCTTCAAGCAGAGCTTCCTTGGTCTCTGACCATCTTTCATTTAATAGTTGTGACATTTTATTTGTCTCCTTGAATAAATTATTTTAGACCCGCCAACTTGCGGATGTCTAATATATTGTCTAAGCCTACCTCAGGCTTACTCTCACGATTTCCGGTTACTTCTGTACCTTCTGATAACATTGTCTTGCGAGCAACGGGTTTCTTCTGGCCTTCCATAACTGCTGGTAGGTATTTGTCGAAAGCTTCATTCAGTTTCTTGGTCTGTACAGATTCAAGAAGATCCTTCATGATTTCTCTCTTACTAGCGTCCAATGGACCTAGCAACTCGCTCATAACAGCTTTACGCTCCATCAAATCTTTTGTAACACGAATTTCGCGTTGTGTAGATTCAACGAGTTGCGCTTTTTCCGCTACGACTTGTTGTGCTTCTGCTAGTTCTTGATCTTTCTTAGCGATGATCTTCAACAATTTACTTGTCTCAGATTTTTCATTTAAGAATGAACCAGCAAACTCTTGTGCAAATGCTTCATAAATCTTACGACCAAAGTCATTGTTACGAGCACCATCGATATCTTCTTTCAATTGCTTGATTTCAGATGTCAACTTTTTAGTGACTGCGTTTTCAACTACCTTAGCTGAACGTTGAATGAAGTTCTGCTTAATCTCGGCAAACTTGCTCTTAGCTTCACGAACTAACTTAACTTTCGTTTCAGCTAGATCCTTCTTATCAGCGGCAAATTCACTGATTTCTTTTGACAGAGCATGTACTACGAAATGCTCTAACTTAGCAAAATTCTCAGCGACTTTCTTACGGTCTCCTTGGAACTCAGCTAATTCTCTTCCTAATTGTTTGATTACAAATCCTTCTAACTTTTTAGCATCTTCACTAATACGCTGTTGGTATTGTACTTTTGCTTCAGCTAGAGCTTTTTTGTCTTCATGCAATTCGGTCATCTCTGCAACTAGTCTATCGCTTAACATCTTGTCGATTGCTTCAACCATAACACCTTTGTCGTGTGCATATTTTTGAGCAAACTCTTCACGAAGTTCTGCGGTAACTTGGTCGCGTGTTTCTTGAAGTTTAGTAGCAAGGGCGGCTTCGACAACTTGTTGTGTCTCGGCTGTCATTACTCCTGACTCCACTAACTGTTTGAATGCGTCCAACATCTATTTCTCCTCGGGCTTATTTTAGACCTTTAATAATCTGCAAGAGACTTTCTTGCAGGTATTTCTGGGCCTTTGGATCTTCTTTTACTTCTTGCGCAACACGGAAAGCTCTTGCACCGCCACGAGCATTCATTAGGTGCTCATAAACTGGTGTAGGATACGCTCCGGGCGCACTGGGTTGGGCAACCACATCTACTGTGATAATCTCAAAATCAGATACATGGCCGTTCATGTCGTTTACGTTGCCGCTACCACGAGAACTAACACCAAGTTTTACTCCGCTTTCAAGCATAGTACGAACTAAGTTACCCATCGGTGTAGGAAGGATTTTCATCTTTCCATAACCATTAGGACCTTCCATCCACATCTGAGTGATCATATGGGATACACGATCCAAATTTACTTTAAGGTCATCAGGATGATCAACTTCTCCTAAAACTGAATAACCATTTTGAATCTGATCATTTAATGTTTTAGTTGCACGTTCAATTTCGTCTACTGGGTAAACACGTTGATTTGCATTACGAATACCACCTTGGATGGCAATACCTTTTAGGTAAAGACTCTTACCATCCTTGTCGTCAGACTCGAGTATAACTCCAGCTTGATCGAAACTTAGGTGTTCACGTAGATAGCTTATTTGATGCATCCTGTTTCTCTAATTACAGTTTCTTTAGGAAAGGCTTGTCGGAGCTAACGCTAGTTTGACCAGCTTTATCACCTGTACCAGAACCTACTGGACCTGCTGTCTTGTTGTTGCCAGGATAACCTGCACCAACTTTCTTTAGATTTTTAACACCTGCATGGCCGCCTGGCTTGCTATTGGTTTCCCAATCTTTGCCTGTAAACTGCTCACCCTTTTCTGGAGTAATGCCTTTGTTTACTTTTGCTGGGCTTGTACCTACATTAGTACCTTCGCCTGTGCTTTGGTCACCTAGAATGTTGCTAGCAGAAGCGCCAGTTGTTGGCTTACCTTTACCAGAACTTACTGGGCTAGTTCCTTCAACAGGTGCACTTTGCTTTTCGCCTGTACCAGCGCCAGCATATTGACCTTGTTGCTTTTGTGTGTTACCACCGTAGTTGTGATTTACTTTCTCAACATACTCGCGTGTTACACGACGGTTTTCCATAGGCATGCCCATCATTTCGTCAGATTCGTCACCTTCTTCGTCATCGAACTCACTGTCCATGCCCATTTCGCCTTCTTCACCGCCTTGAGCTTGTTCTAGTTCAGCAAATGCGGCTTCTAGTTCAGCGATAGCATTTTTAATGTCCATGATTGCTGAATCTTCTTGGCCTTCGTGATCGTGCTCGTCATCTGCAGGGTGATCAAAATTGTCACCATCTGCACTAATTTCACCACCAAAGTCGTCTGTTGCATCACCAGTTTCGTCACCATCCATCATGTATGAATCTTCTAAGTCCATAGATTCATCAGCTTCTTCATCTGCTGATTCGTCCATTTCGTCATCCATGGCTTCATCCATTTCGTCATCTGCAGATTCTTCTACAGACTCATCATCTTCTTCACGACCTTCGTCGGCTTCCTCATCTTCTTCTTCAGCGATAAGGTTCTCATAGATATCTCTTGACTTCTCAACAACGATTTCATGGAAAAGTTCATTGGCTTTTTCCATATCTTCGTTCACGAGATAGTCTAATAATTGTTCAAATTTTGTAGACATGTTTTTATTTTCTCCTGTTAGGTAGCGGCAAGGCTGTAGTGTATTTACGGCTTAGGAGAAATATATGCATGAAATAGGCCTAAAACGAATCGTTTTGACCGCAATGACGCAAATTTTATTGCGTTTTTTTGTTTTTTCTGTCTAAAATATTTAGTTTTGAGACAAAAAAGTTATCTTGTATGTTTACTGCGGGGCCGCATCGGGCGGAGGAGCCGCATACATCTTTCTAACTAAACCAAGTTCTTCGCGTCTTTCTTTATCATGAACTTCGCCTGCTTTACGTATATCATTGATCATACGTAGTGTCAACCGAGTCTTACGCAGGTCAGATTTCTTCAAGACTGAAGTATCATTTTTACTTATATACCTGTCGTCTTCTTGTGGACCTGCATGATCACGATCAAAATAAATGAATTCTCTTAAAAACATAGTAAGTTATTTATAAGATGATTGTATTATGCCGGAGGAGCTTCAGCACCATCAGGAGCGGGTGCGGCTCCTGGTTCAGCACCAGCTTCCATATCTTCTGGAGGAAGTGCACTAGATCCTAGATCTCCAATGTCTCCAGCCATACCATTTGCAGTAATACCTGCACCGCGTAGCTCACTGCTAGCGTTGAGTGCAACACCTTCGTCAACATTCTCTTCTTTCCACTGAGTAGCATTTTGTGCAATCTCTTCTTTGGTTAATCCTAAGAATCGTTCCATGGCAAAACGCTTGCTGATATAAGGAATAGCCATCATTGTGTTGAATGTATTAACACGGGCAGTGTCCATTTCAGCTTGGCGATATGACGCAAAGTTTTGTGGAGGATTAAATTTAAGCTCAAAAATATTGTTGTCTACATTGATACCTTTGTTATGTAGATATAGTTTGAACTCTGTGTCAAATGGCTCGTTTAAGAGACTTTGCAAACGCTCGCAGTACTTGTTGAATCGTAGTTCTTGGATGTATGCTGTTCCAACACGACCATCATTGAAGTTAGATCCTCCATCGTCAGACCCGGTCGGAAGATAAGAGCTAGGTATACGTAAAGCCCTAAACAACTTATTAGTAAAATATCTAAGATCATCGATTTCTCCTAGGTTTTGTCCACCTTGTAGGATCTCAACTTTACTACCGCGACCTTCAGCAGTTTGTGGGAAGAAGTAATCTTCGTTGATACTTAGGGGATTATAACTTGCATCAATAACACTTTGACTACCGCCAGTAACACTAGGGATACGTCTTTGGTTAACTTCATTTTTAACACGCTCAACAAAACTCATGGCCAAGTGACTGGGCATATTACCTACGTCAATATAAAATACCCTACGCTCGGGAGCACGTTGTATACGATAGATTAAAATAGCATCTTCTAACAATTCTTTTTGTTTGAATACTTTGAAGATACTTTCCATTAAACTGTTACCGAATGGGAAGTTATTATCTAAACCTTCACTCATCGAGATATGAATAACATGGCGTGCATCTATGGCGTATTGATTTTGATTTTCTGCAAAGCGACTGGAGTTAGCAGTTGTTGGGAATGATCCAACCATACCTCGTGAACCACCTGCACCGCCTTGTCCTGTACCATAGCTTCCACCAAATTGACTTCCACCACCATTTTGATTGCTAGGTTGAATAGCTGTTGTGGCCAGTGTTTCAAAGTTAGGATTGAAGTCACGAATCATGTATTGCTCGGGCTTCTTGCCTTCTGATTCATTGACAATAATCTTATCTACTTTGGCTGGATCTACATACATCCAACTCTGTGTTTCTGGATCACGAACAAAGAAACTATCGCCGTATTTGAAAGCATTGCGAACAATCTTAAACATGCGAATGTTGAATTTATTAAGTTTAGCCCACTGCTGTAGATACTTTTTAATGATCTTAATTTCAGTTGTAGTGGCTTGTTCTTTGAAGAAGATTTGAAAACTTGTACCGTTTTCTTCATTAACTTGTGTACAGAACTCTGCTAGAATATCAAAAGCGGCATTGACTTCACTGTCACTATCCATAGTATCGTACTGTCCGTAACGCTCTAAACGATTAGGATGTCCTGCATAAACATCGGGCAAATAACTAGAATAATTTGTACGGCTAGGATTACTGCCCATGCCAGTAGATCCACTAACGGGACTTAGTGTACCTGATACATTAACTGGGGTAAAATACTTTTTCCATCCTGCCATTTTATATTATTCCTTTTATGCGGCAAATAAATTGCCGTTTAATGCTTTAGTAGCATCATGAGTACGTTTGGTATTTTCCGCAGTATCCTTGATGTACCTAAGTATATCCTTCATAGTAGTATTTAACGCCTGCATCTCGGAATGTGTTTTTTCTTCTGCAGAGTTTCCACCGCCTGCTAATTTGGTTGCCGCTTGTATTAATTGTGTTCCAGCGTTCTGTAATGCTTCAGTGGCCGTAGGTTTTAATACTGCTCTAAGTTTTTCTGCTTTGCCAATATCCACAGTGTTCACGGCTTTTCCAAAAGCCACAATACCTTGAGCATATGTATTGATAGCCGGCCCCAATGCTGTTAGTTGTGGTAAGATTGGTGTAAGTTTTGCCACGGTTTGTTGTATCTGTCCAATAACTCCGCCACCTGTAAACAAGTCAACTACTTTGCCCAGTCCGGATGTTAGGCCGCCTACTACACTACCGGCACTAAATGCTACCATAGCAACACCGAGTGCTCCTATACCAGCGGCAACTTTAATTAAATTAGTTCCGTCAATTTTTCCAAAGTCCCCTAACCCCTTGGCAAACACTGGTAAAGATACACCCACTAATGCAATGGCGGCCGCAACACCTGCTCCCAGAATAGCAATAACACCTGCTACAGCTCCTGCACCTATTAACATCGGAACTGCAATCGGAGCCAAACTAGCAAGACTACGTCCTAATGATCTAATAAAACTTACAAATCCACTTCCACCACCGCCTCCGGCTCCTGCTAGTGCGTTAGTACCAGCCGGAGGCGCAGGAGTTGTTCCGCCTCCCCCGAGAGGATTTTTAATTTTATCTAGTACACTGGATGCTAGACC